GGTAAAACGCTTACGGTCTTCAACAGTTACAGGTATTTGAGCAGTTACTACAGGCGGAAATTCCTTAAGAACTTGTGCTCTAGCTTCTGCTTGACTCATACCGTTTTTAGCGGCGTCTCTACCCCTTCGAGCGCCTATAAGTTCTTGGTATCTTGCCTTTGCTGCGGGATTTTCCTCAATAATTGAGTTAAACTGGCCCAGTTGTACTTGAGCCCCTAAAACCTTATTTACTAGGCTTAAAAACGCATTTAGTGGACCCGCAACAAGCTTCTGTAACTGGAGCGTCAATGCGTTCCAGAGGCGGGTTGTTTCGTCAGTAGTGTCACCTAGAGTTTGGAGACTTTCAACCCCTTTATTACCGATAATCCCAACTAACTCTTCAGTAACTAAAGCTGCAAGTTTTTCTACTTCGCCTAGCTCTGCGAGTTGATTAGCTAGTAGTTCGGTCTCTTTAGACGAAAATAAGTTTTTTTCTGTTAATAGGTCAAACGCGCTGCCTGTGCTGTTAAGTGCCTTGGCAAGTTCTTGGGTTTCAGCAATTAAGGTATCAACTGCCGTTCCAACCGCAGTACCTACTAGCGATAGTCCGAAGCCAAACTGACCGCCCAGCAGACCGCCGCCCGCGCCGCCTACTGCACCACCTACTGACGCGCCAATCCCCTGGCCAAAAAGTAGCGGGAACGCACCGCCGATAATTGCGTTGCTTACCGCACCACTTGTCCTTGCTCGCCGGTCTCTAGCACTTGCTTCTCTAGCTCTTTGTAACCTGTCGTTTTGCCTTACTTCGTCGTTAATGCGTTTGTTTTGTGCTTTTTCAGCAGCAGCTACCCTGTTTATAGAAGCTAATTCTGCTGCTTCTTTTGCTTTTATGTTGTTTAAACTGTTTGTTTGTAATTGCTTTTCATACGCTTGTTCTGTTTTAAATACTTTTGCTAAAGCTTTATCATATTCTTTTTGGTAAAATTCAAATCTAGCTTTATCTGCTGCAGGAGAACCTAATACGCTACGAGCTGGGCCACTGCTTAAGGTAGACCTAGGACCACCTGCTTTTGCACTTGCTGTTATACCTGCTTCTCTAGCTCTTTGTAACCTGTCGTTTTGCCTTACTTCGTCGTTAATGCGTTTGTTTTGTGCTTTTTCAGCAGCAGCTACTCTGTTTATAGAAGCTAGTTCTGCTGCTTCTTCTGCTTTTATGTTGTTTAACTTGTTTGTTTGTAGTTGTTTTTCGTAAGCTTGTTCTGTTTTAAATACTTTTGCTAAAGCTTTATCATATTCTTTTTGGTAAAATTCAAATCTAGCTTTATCTGCTGCAGGAGAACCTAATATAGACCTAGCTGGACCGCTGCTTAAGGCTGAACGGGCACCCCCACTAAGCGTTCCAGGGCGTGTTACTGCTGTGGCTGCATCTCTAGCTGCTTTCTGTGCATCGCGAACTAGCTTTATTTCGCGTTTTAGTTGTAGCTCACGCCGGTCAGAAAGAGAGGTTTGGCGCCTTTCAGCGGCGTCTATGAATTCGTACTTTCTCTTCTGTGCTTTTCTTAGCTGCCCTTCAGTAGCACCTAGTTCACGTAGCCTATCTATCTGCTTGTTGTAGTCAGCAATGCGCTGCTTCTGCCCGATATTTTTATTGGTTGCTCGATTTATTTCGTTTTGTGTTGTGAGAATTCGGCCCAGGCCAGTAGCTACACGTTCTTGTATCTCAGCATTTTTTGGGTTAGCAGCAGCTATTTTGTCCAGCTTTGCAACTGCCTTCTTTCGGCTTGCTACGTCTAGAGCACCAGCGCGTTGCAGCTTTATGCGGCGTCCTTCTTGCAGCTCTAAAGCATTATTTAGGCGTAACTCGTATGCTATTTGGCGAGTTTTTTTTCTTCTATACGCTAAGTCTTCTGCTCTTTCTTGTTTTAAAGCAATAAATTCTTGCCTAGCTCTTTGAATGTTTACTAAGTTTTTTAAAGATGCTGCTGTTCTAGGATCAGATAACTGTGCTATCTTATCTTCTAATTTTTTAAGTGCCGCTAAAGCTGCGGTGTCATTTATATTTATTCTTATATTGGCATCAAAATCAGTCATCGACCTTTAGCACTGTATGCTTAGATTCTAACGCCGCCTTCTAGCTTTTTCCATTTGCTTTTCTTGGTCCTCGTTTAATATTTGGAAATAGGCGCTCCAACCAATTAGCTCTTCGGCTGTCATTGTGGTGCGGACTTCAGACAAGCTCATGCCAAGCTCCTTGGCCACGCCAAACTGCAGCATGAGCCAGTTGTCTTTACGAAGTTCCGCGCTTAGGATTTTGGGTCCATTGGCTCTTCATCGTCTTGAAGAACAGCAAGCATTAAAGATTGCAGGTCCCTGTCCTTCACCTCGTTCTTTAAAACGTCGATTTCACCAGCTGAAAACAAACGCTTACCGTTTTCATCTTGGGCCTTAGACAGCAGTAGCTGCAGTGCGAACGCGCCAGCGTCGTCGGACTTTGCTTGCTTTTGGGCGCGTTCTCTCTCCGCCATTGTCATAGGCGTTACCCACATTTCAAATACTGAGCCATCGGAAATCTCGACTTCGCGTTTTACTGGCTGCAGGTTTGCCGCTTTACGCAGGCGGTCGATTGGGCGAAGTGTCCCAGCCATAAATACTACATTGACTTAAGTGCAATCTAGCGTAGCGCAATAAAAAAACCCCGGTTTTTGCCGGGGTTTTCTTACTTAATAAGTTTTAAGTTATGCGGTTGCGCTGAGGTCAAACACTGGCGTGCTGGATGGCCTGAAGTTTACAGCCACTGATTGGGCATCATCAGGGTTGACATTCATGCTTGCAGAAGTAAGCACTGCGTCAAACTCGATCGAGCTACTAAGGGTGTTACTTACGGTGCCACCGCTGAACACCTCGTTGGTGTAAAGTTTAAAGCCTGCACCTGTTTGATTGCGCTGGAGAACGTCGTCTACAATTCGGTTACCCAAAGAAGCGTCGTTATCGGTCATGTAGATTGTTGCGCTTCCCGTGCCATCGCCGAAGCCGGAGATGTAAGTACGGAAAGGCACGTACTGGCCAGGGGTTTGGCCGATGCTTGTAACGTCAAGCTCTGCTCTAGTAATCTCGAAATTCCAGTCCCTTACTTGACCGATGACCGTGTAGGAGTCATAAGCAACCTGGAAGGCATTTGGAGATACAGCTGTGCCGTCATCTGACAGCGTTACGGCAGAACCGCCATCGGTTGCGGAAACCTGAAGTGCTCCAGTTGCAGCGTCGTAGCTACTGACGTAAAAGGTTGTGGCGGCTGAAAGACCACTTGGAAGTGTTCCACTGCCAGCCAAGTGCGTTGTAGTATTTACAACGCTGAATTGCACTGGGTCACCTACCTTGAAGTTCAGATAGGTTTTTACGGTGATCGTGTCAGTACCTACATTTACGTCTGTTTCGGCAAACGTATCTGTAGTACCGGCAGGCTTGTAGTAGAGGGCACCCGAAGTGCCGGACAGAACGGTGGTGGCCATTGGTACGCCAAAAATTAAAGGTCTCTGCGGGCACTGCCCGGCTTATTACAGGTTAGCGCCTATTTAAGTCAGTACAGTTGCTACATAGCCGGTGTCAATGCGGCCCATAAAATGTGGTGATTCTTCAGTAGCTGAAAAAATTGGGCCGTTTATTTCACCCAATTTTACGAATACACCTGTAGTAGCTTTGGCCGTGTCGTTAATAGTCTCTAATACGTTCACAGCAGTTGTTACCAATTCTTGATTGCGGGCCGGACCACGCCCCTTTTCTGTAAACAAACGGATCACTAACGCTCCACGGGCATTATCTAAGCTAGAGGTGAGTGTTGGTTCGTTGGTTAGGCCAAACGTGATGTTGACGCGGACATACTCGGTGGTTGTGTTTGGTGGAACTGCAGTGATGTTGTCGAAGTACACCGGCACTGCAGGGGACAGGTTGTTAAACGCCGTCAGTAACGGGTTTTCCATTGATGCCCGGATCGCTTGGTAATTCATTAATTTTCCTTAGCAAAGGCAATTTTTACCCCTTTACCTAGAGCTTTCTGTAAGCCTCCCCCATTTAAATAAGTGGGAAACCAATCCAGCTCTGCCGTAGACCTAGAGTTACCCTCATCAGAATTTTGCACCTCTCCACGTCTTTTTCCTACCCGTTTGCCTTCTTTAACTACTTTGCCAACAGGGTCTCCTATGGCTACAAACTTGCCTTCTTCAATGTCCAAAGCTTGAAGTGCGTACTCTGTTGTGTTACGAATAACTAATTTGGGCGATCTTGAAACTGCTTTTACAGTATCCGGGAGCTTTGCAGTGTCTCTAATTGTGTAAGGAAAACTGCCCTCGGGGCCTGCGCCTACTCCTGGGGCATCAGCAACCCAACTGTTAGCAAACTCTCCAGTCCAATTTGGTCCTGCTTTTGCTAGATCATTCATTATTTCCACAGCCGCATTACGCGCACTGCTTTGTGCCTTACGGCGAACATACCTATTTAATTGCCCACGTAGAGACATTACTGCGGCCTCGCGATTACTTCATGATAAATCGCTTTCTCGCCCCTGAAAGTCAAAATGTTGATGATCTTGGCTTCGCGGGTTTCGCCTGCCTGTGGATACTGCACACGATCCGCTTCTGTTGGGTAATAATCGCCAAGCTCTGCCGTACCAATCAAGATCTTTACGTCCGTGCTTTGG